GACTAGACAAAGAGGGGAACCTAGGAGTATATGCTATAGGTTTAGTAAGCGAGCCGGCTATAGAGGCCGAATGGGTTTATTTAGCAGACGTTAAACTCTCAGCCATAGACGGAGAGCGGCGTATGTTATACGGCCCGGCCTTAATACCGGATAAAAAAATATTGCGCGTAGACGAAACTACAGGCGAGGAGTATTATATATACTTTACTAAAGAGACTATATACAACTGTGCTCACCTATTTTTAAAAAAGCACCTCCAAAACGCCCATAGTATAGAACACCAAACGCCTATAGAGGGGTGTACTGTAGTCGAGTCCTGGTTAATAGAGGATAGCCAAAAGGATAAGGCCGCCCATTTCGGGCTAAATTTTCCGGCCGGAACGTGGATAATAGGCACCCATGTAACAGACGATAACGTATGGGAGGCGGTTAAGGCCGGAGAGATTACAGGGTTTAGTATAGAGGGCCGTTTCGATCACATAAAACTAAGTAAGCAAACGGGCGACCCAGGCGCTGAATTTTTGGACAGCCTAGAAAAAATTTTAGGCGAAATGGGGAAAAAATAACTATAGTAGTTTTTATAAAAAAAGTAAACTAATGACACTAGCGGAAAAATTTAGAGCGCTATTAAGTGCTAAAAATGTAGATCCAAAAGACCTGGGTATAAAACTCAGCGAAGAAATTAAGTTGAGCGCCGAGGCGAAACTACAGGACGGTACTATGATTTACAGCACAGCGGACGCCTGGGCGGTGGGGGTAGATATTTACTCTTTAGACGCCGACGGTAACCCTGTCCAGGTTCAGCCTGGGGAATATATGTTAGAGGACGGCACTACTTTAGTAGTAGGTGACGACATGATGATAGCAGAAATTAAAACCCCTGAGGTAGAACAGGAAATGAGCGCCGAGGTAGAGAATTTTATAAAAGATCTCGTAGAGAAAATAGCCGAGGTACAGGCTCAAAATACTGAGTTGAGTAAGGCCCTGGAGGCAGAGCGTTCTAAATTCAATACAGAACTGAGCGCGGTAAAATTAGAACTCTCTAACTTGAAAAAAGCACCGGCGGCCCTTAGCGTAAAAGACTCTAAAGAGGTTAACCTGGGTAGAGAAAAAAGCGCCCCGGTAAAGCCTTTTAGCGCCATGTCTATGAGGGAGCGTATCGAATTTAATCTAAGCAATAAATAAAAAAATTATTATAAAAAATGGCTACAACTGTTTCTAATACTTCCTCGTATAGCGGTAAAAGTGCGGGCGAGTATATTAAAGCGGCGTTTCTGGCAAATGATACGCTACAGCACATTACCGTAAAAGAAAATATTGATTACCGTCAGGTAGTTAAGAAACTCGTAAACGATATCGAATTTGGTCAAAAGGCTTGCGCCTGGACGCCTACCGGTGAGGTAAGTTTAACAGAGCGTTGGATAACACTAAAAAAATTCCAAGTACAACAGGAAATTTGTGTTAATTCATTTCTGGCAGATTTCCCGGCCCTCGACGCCCAACAGGGCAGACTAGACGCGGCCTTTACTGAGGCTCTTATTTCTAATATGTTAGAGGGTATCGCGGCAGAGAATGAGCGCCAAGTATGGGTAGGAGACGCTACGGCTAACCCCACTACAGAGTATGACGGCCTTTTGACTTTGATCGGAGCGGACGTAGATAACGACGTAAATTTCGTATCCTCTCCGGTGGCTATCGACTCTACTAACGTATTTGCTAAAATACAGGCTTTGATTGCGGCCCTCCCTACAGCGGTAAAATACGGTAACGAGAAGCCAACTATTTATATGGATCCTAGCGTATGGGAGGCCTTTATGTATGCCTCAGCGGCGGCCGGTAATGGTTGGTATACTTACGGCGGTGCCGAGGTGCCTAAAACTTTCATGGGTACCTATCCTATCGCGGTATGTCCAGGTATGCCTAGCGGTGAGTCTACTATGATTATGGCTCCTAAATCTAACTTGTGGTTTGGTACTAACGTACTTAATGACTGGAATAACGTAACTGTGGTAGACATGACACAATTTGCAGAGGATAACGTAAGGTTTAGCGCTAAGTTTTTCGCGGCCGCTCAGTACGGTATCGGTTCTAAAATTGCGGCTTACTCTACATGGTTCTAATTTAATAAAATAAAAAAATGGCTTGTAATTTAACTAAAGGGTTTACCCTAGATTGTAACGAGGGGATAGGTGGGGTTAAAGAAATATTTTTTCAGAAGTGGTCTAATTTCGCTACAGGCGTAACTATTGACGGCACGACTGGAGAAATTGACGGCCTACCTACCTCGACTATTTACCGTTATCAACCTAACAGAAATACAGGCTCTCTCACAGTTACCCCAACGGTTAACCTGGAAAATGGCACCCTATTTTATTTGCAGACTGTTGAACTTACCCTAAATAAACTTAGCCCAGATAAAAAACTGGAATTAGAGAATTTGGCTAAGGCTAAGTTAGCGGTATTCGTTAGACTGTTTGACGATCAGATAGTAATGGTAGGGCGCACAGACGGAGCCTTTTTAACGGCGGGAACTTTCGCAAGTGGTAAGGCTAAGGGCGACCTAAACGGTTACCAGTTAACTATCACAGCCGAGGAGCAAACACAGCCAGAATTTTTGGACGCGTACGACCCGGCAACGGAAACGCCTTTTGAGAATTTCGCGGGTATTACAGTTAGCCCGGCTTACTAATAGCGGCTTAAAAATTTTAAACGGGGCGGGAATATACCCGCCCTTTTTTATAACATGATTACACTACTAACGAATACAGCGGCTCAGAGTTTACTACTATCCTTAGACGAGGGTAGACAGTATTTTAATACGCCTTTTAATTACTATTTAATTACGCTACAGCACGAAGAGAATAGTATAGCGGGAAATTATTTAGCCCAGGTAGCGACTGTAGTAAGTGAAAGCCAAAGGGTAACACAGTTAACCATAACTACGGTAGGGCTATTACTCCCAGGACGTTATAGGTATTATGTTTACGGACAAATAAATAATAGTAACTTAGACCCTAATAACATAACGGTAGTAGGTATGGTAGAACAGGGGTGGGTAGTGTTAACAGATCAGAGCGCCGGGTATACCTTACCTAATATCACAATAGATAACGACTTTATTTATGGGTAATATAGTAAATGTAAATTTAAAAGATTATACACCGGTAAGCGCAACGGAGCGCCCAGATCGCGGCGGGTGGATCAGTTACGGAATAAATAATTTATTTCCACAATACCTAGCAGACCTGGCAGAAACTAGCCCTATACATGGGGCCCTTTGTATTTCTATAGGCGACATGATAGCCGGTAAGGGTGTTAGTGCCGGGGCTTACCAACAACGGGCCGACGAACTAAATTTAAACGCCGTTAGTTACGATCTGGCCCATGACTACAAAAAATACGGCGGTTTTTATATGGAGGTAATTTACTCCGTAGATAGGTCTAGGGTAGCACAGATAAAACACCTACCGTTTACAGAGTGTAGGCTAGCGGTAAGTGGAGAGGACGAACTAATAACGGGTATTTTTCATAGTAACGATTGGACGGCTATAAAAAAGAAAAAAAATAAGCCTACCTATTTACCGGTATTCAATACTCTAAAAAAGAGTGAAGAGGCTAAACAGGTTTACTATTGTTTTAGACATACGAGCGGGTTTATATATCCTAAGCCCGACTATTGGAGCGCGGTAAACTATATAGAACTGTCGAAACAGATAGGTATTTTTCACGTAAACGGTATTAGTAATGGTATGTTTCCTAGCGCTATAGTCTCTTTTTTCAATGGACAGCAAGACCCGGAAACGCAAAAGGATATAATACGGGACTGGGAGGGTAAATTATCCGGATCACGTAACGCGGGCAAGTTTATAATGTCGTTTAATGAGCCCGGTACTACGGCCCCCTCTATTACACCGTTAACGGTTAACGACGCCGACAAATTATACGAATATTTAACGTCCACTAGCAGAACGGAGGTAATGATAGCCCACAGGGTAACGACTCCGTTACTCTTCGGTATACGGGGCGAGGGCTCCGGCTTTGGATCTAATAAAGACGAAATGGCTACAGGGTTAGAGATTTTTACTAACCAGGTTATAGAGCCGGCACAGCGTCAAATATCTAAGAGCCTAGAGACTATTTTAGCCTGGGAATTACCAGGAATAAATATTTTTATAGTACCTAACACGCCGCTAGGAGTAAAAGCGGAGGTAGCAGACGGAGCCGCACCCGACGCGGTGAGCGCCCAGGCTATGAATGGCGCCCAGATCGCCTCAATGATCGAAATAAGTATGGCGGTAGCGACCGGTACCCTACCGGTGGAGAGCGGTAAAGCAATTATGTCGGCCTCTTTCCCGAGCCTTACTAGTTTACAGATCGACGACATATTTAAAAGTATACGTCCAGGCTCTGTTAGTCCAGAGGCGGCGGCGCTACAGGCTATACAGACTTTAGGCCTTGCGCTATCCGGTAAAAAAAAAGTAGTAACGCTAACAGAACTTAAAAGCACCCCGGAGCCTTTACCTAAGGACGTAGCCGAGGAGTTAATAGAATTAGGTCACGATCTACCCGCCGATTGGTATTTATTAGACTCTTACGACGTAGACCTAGAGACGGACGAAATAGAAAATGAGGCCCTGAGTGAGATTAGCGACATATATTTAAACAAGGTGGGCACAGGAACGGCTAGGCCTAACACCAAAAGTGAGCAAGATAAAACCGTTAACGGCCGTAAATTCTACGTTAGGTATAAGTATAACGGCGAAAAATACCCTAACAGTAGAGATTTTTGTAAGGCTATGTTAGACGCCGACAAACTTTACCGTAAAGAGGATATTATAAATATGAAAAACTTTCCAGTTAATCCTGGGTGGGGGCCCTACGGAGCCGACCGCTATAGTATCTGGGAGTTTAAAGGCGGCGGGAACTGTCGGCACACGTTTAAAAAATTACTCTTTATAAGTG